CAAGAAACTCCTTGTTATTTACATAGTGTTCGGATCTTTTACGTACCATTATGCCCTAACTTGTATATGATTATTATAGCACAGCTTGACAAGATATACAATTTCCTGTACACTAACAGTGTTGCTGTTCAGGAAACAAGCTTAATCTTTTTTCTTAGTATCTTTAGAAGCATCGTCAGATTTATATAATTTATTTAATATATTTCTAGACTTTTCTACAGAATTTATATAACCCATTTTACGATCTAAATCAGGATGAGTTCTTTTGAAACCACTTGATACTATTGAATAATAAGTATCAAGAACCACCTCATCTTTTATTTCAGATAAAGTAATAATTTTATCCATGTTTAGAATATAACAATCTTCATCACTCATCTTCATCCATGGTTCAAACTTATATCCCATTGGTATATGAGCACCAGGCGAACGAACTTCTTGGCACACTACAGGATTATCAATTATTATTTTTTGATCATTCTCATTATCAATGATAACTTTTGATAAAATTTCTTCACCACTTACCAGTTTTATAGTCGCTAAAAATTCACCATAAGGTTCATCAGATTTTGATTTGGATGATGTCATAATTAAATTTCTCCTCGTTGTAATACTTGATGCGTTCTATAAGATGATTCAAAGTATAATTTTGTTTTGATCCTTTCTTACAATCATCAGCAATATCATATAAGGTTGCTTCTACTTTGCCCACTCCTTTTCTAAGAACTCTACCGATGGATTGGAGATTTCTAATTCTGGACTTTGAGGGACTTGCGAAGATGATGTTGTGCAACCGCTTAATGTTAATCCCAGTACTAAAAGTACCGTAGCTAGCGATGATAATTGCATTGTTTTCTTTCTCAGTAATTTGACGCACATGTTCACGTTCTTCAACATCCACGCCACCGTGAACGAAAAAAACTTTACGTACATTAGTATTTATTAGATCATATAATATCTGACCATGGGTTTCCACCCTACTGTAGAGTATTAGAGTGTTACCTTTCAAGTCTAGTGCTAGGTTTTTTATAAACTTATTCCTTTTTTCATGACCTATAAGATACTGTACTTCATCCTCATAAACATCAAACGTTCTAGGTTCATGCTTTAGTAGCAATATCTTTATAGTAAGTTGAGCAAGATACCCTGCGTCCTGAAGATCTTTTGTATTGATAATCTTATAAGATGGTCCGAACAAACCCTCTAAGACCCACTTGTGTGTTTGTGTTCCGTCTAATGTGCCTGTAAAACCATAACGATATTTTGTATCATACATCTTAGTCATGATACCTACTAGGGATTTTGATTTGAATTGATGTGCCTCGTCACCTACGACAGCATCAAACTGTCTAAACCATTTCTTATCTTGTTTGTATATTGATTGCCAAGTTGATATAATTACATTTTTAGTACTCAAGAAATCTTTCCCTGCATATATCCGATGACAATACTTCTCACTATCCCATCCATAATCTTCAAAGTCTTTATACATTTGTTCTACAAGAGAAGTAGTAGGAACAACTATCAGCACTCTTCTCTCACTCTCAGCATGATATCTTGTGATAGCATATATCATAAGACTCTTACCTGAACCAGTTGGTGATATGATTAGTCTTCTATTTCTTTTTAGTGCATCATAGACACCATCTATCTGATAGTCTCTTGGTTTATATTTGGATATATGTGTGAGGTAATCTTTTACTCCTTCTCGACCAATCTTCTCATCTTCTTGATAGGGAAGTCCATAATGTTTATTATTTTCAAACTCAAATTGATAATTATATCTCTTACAAAAAGACGCAACTTTATCTAAAAGTCCTACATATATCTCACCTTTATTGATGTTGTATAATCTTATCTTACCATCCCAATATTTACTTCGATATTGTGGCATGAACTTAGCACCAGGTACATCGAATGTAAACTCATCCGATAGTTCATGTCTTATGTGAGGATCACATTGTATCTCAAGAAATACTTCGTTCTTCTTTTTGATAACAAGATCAGCCATAACCAGAGGAGAACCTTCGCCACTCAATAGCGTTTTTTATTTGGTAGGTTCTGTTAGAAATTTGCTTTAGTATCTCTTCAAGATACTTGAGCATTGCATCGTAGTATTCGATCTTGAGTTTAGTCTTTGTCAGTTTTTCATCTGAGTCAAGATACAACTTCAAGTCATCTTTGTCTCTGATTTTATATGGAAAGGGTTCTTCTGCATATATGTCTGCAGTTGCTTTCCCTGTGTAATACTTTCTACGTTCTAATAGAATACTTGCATACTGCTGTTCATCACGCTTTCGCATGAGCAGTATCGTATTATATAGGTCGTAATATTTACAATGTAACTGTGGGATACGTAAGGATTCGTTATCAAGTTCATCCTGATTCATTACTGAATCTTTATTCCACATTGCCTGTATTGCTTCTACGCTACAGGGATTAGACTTTCTTTCCATCGACATCAATCACATCAAACATAGTGTACTTAAATCTAGCAGTTGCTGTATAATATTCTTGCTGTTCTGCTTTTGCATCAAATGGTATTCCACTCAATTCAATAGGAAACAGATCTCTAAATTTTACTTTTACTGAAGTGTTGTAATCACTGTTCAGTATCATAAGAGTAGCATCAGATCTCTCGTTGAAATGATCATTAGGATCATTCTCTGGTGCTAATTTCTTGTCATCACCTAATTGGATATACTGATCTATTGATTCTGGAAAACCTAAACCTGTAATCCAATCGTAGATTTCAAGGTAATTTTCCATATGCTCATCCACCATAAATGAAATCTGCAAATCTTCAAACTGTATTTTATCACCAGGCACAGGAATGTTTCTTAGATAAGATGGTTGTTCTGCTACACCCAATGTTATACTAGGTAAGTTTGCTGCATTGCAATAAAAATCTACCTTAGGACAACGCTCTAAGACAAACTTAAACCCAATGACAGAAAGAAAATTTCTATCAGAAACTTCTTTCCATAAACTAGGATGCAACGACTTTCGTGTTGGCATTACATGATTACTTTTTTATATTTATGCCCAATACTCATCAAGAGTATCCATTGCTTTGTTCATATATTTTTTAGCACCAACGCATTCCCATTCTCCCATCTCACCTATTTCACATTTATAATCCAATTCTCTTTTAAGTTGAAATAACTTATTTGTCATATCAACCTTTGAAAGTCTGCCGTTCATTGTTCCTAAGGTTACCTTCGTATAGTAGTTAGGTAAGAAAGTACCTGTTCTCGTACTTCCATCAGCTCATGATAACATTTCTGGTTGTGAGCACAGTTCCTAAGTTTAGGATCTGGTTTATGAACACTCTCGGTAAAAATAGTAAGAGCATCATTCCACTTCTGATCTTTTTCCATTGACAATTTCAAGGTTTCCTGTTACTATATACTTATTATAACATGTCTACACCGCTAACGCACCTTAGACAAACAATCGCTAACGCAACAATGATCACTATCAAAAGACAGGACATAGTAGGTCCTAATAAACTACCAGGTTTTAACGGAGTAGGAGAAATAAATTTAGAAAACTTCTTAGATGATGAGATAGAGATACCACAAGGATATGAGTTTGAATCTTTAGGTTCTCTTGATTTAGATACTGAAGTGGATGAACTAGATGATATGTGGTCGAATGATGGTGTAAGAGATGAAGGTAACGCTGAAGATAGAATCCAAGCATTACAAAATGGTTTTTTGGTAAAAGGATATCTAACAAAAGACACACCAGGTATGGGATCTAAAGAAGGTCCAGTAGAAGGTAGAGGTAGAGCTCTAGCAGCAAAACGAAATGGTGAGAAAAAATTACCTTGGATTCATCTTAGGAAAACAGAACCTGGCGAAATGGCTAGAATTAGTGGAGGAGTTTTAGAAAACTTAAAGCACGACCCTGCTACTAAAGGAACTAGAGAAGATGTTATCACTGCTGGTTTGTACCTAATAGGTAAAGGAGAATTAGAACCAAATGAAGTTGATATAAATGAATGGTTAAAAAATAGAATACAAATTCGCAAATCCTTTGCTCAGGCAAATATTACTCTTATTTTAGATGGTATAATTAAGAGACATGCTGAAGGTGATAATGCAGTTAGTATCAAAGAAAGAAAATCTTGGATGCAAGTCTTAGATAAAGAATTCAATATTCCAGTTGACAACAAAACAACTTTCCTATTCTCTATGGATTCCCCCACATATTCATGTCGTTGTTTTTGTGAGGCAGTATTGGAGTATGGAACAAAAACTCCAGTAGATATTATACTCTATACAAAAAGGAGATTGCCATCAGAAGCAAGAAAGAAACTTGAGACTTTTGTGAAAGATATTGAAAAATATACCAGACTTACATACAAAGCAATTGGTAATAAAAGAGGTATGAAATTTGAAAATGTTGATATAAAGGAGCATTATAAAA